CACAGTGTATCTGTTTCACCAACCATTGCATATTGCCCATTAATACCAGTAGGATGAGCTGATGTAAGAGAAGCTTCAGTAGCAAAAAAACCTAAATAACCACCAACTAAAGCATTTAGTTTGTTTAACAAGGTTGTAGTAAAATCCTCCTGTGATAAACCATAGCCAGCTACTACTTGAACCTTGTTACCGAGTTCACCATAGTAATCATCAACTATTTGGTTTAAAGCCCCAATTAACACAGACATTGGTATCTGGTTATTTGAAGGTAGGCTTATGATTAAATCATTCTTTATTACGTTAATAGGCATACTATTCTATTTTAATGTTTAGAATATTAATTTCTTTGATCGGACTAATTGGGTATGTTGTTGGTATTTCTTGTGGCAATGCTTCAAATATATCACATATCTTATAGGAATTAACCTTCTCCATTACACCCTCTTCTATATTCTCTGAATCCATATACCCAGTAAATTCTACCATCAAATTACCAGATGATACTATGTTTTCATCCAAGTATGTTTTAATATAACCCCTACGTGGAAAGGCTTCTATTAATATAGCTCCTAGTATTCTTAATTGTTTAATAGTGTTAGCTACTAAGTAAACGTTAAAAAAGTAGTCTACAGCCATGCTAGGACTCCTCTTTTTAACATAATAATCTCCAACTAATTCATATATGGGAGCTGTATCATTTCCTAAAGCCCCAGGTATTACTGATTGAGTAGTTATAACTATACGTGGTACATCAAGTAAACCCTTGTACTGACTGTTAGAGGCATTGAATAAACCAATAGAAAATCCATGGTTATTAATAATGTCTTTTATGGCATTGTCATATTCAGTATCAGCATTTCTAAGTGTAACCAGGTCAGGTCCATTCAACTCAAAGTTAGCTGGGTCTGGAGCATAACCATACTTAACCAATTGGTCCATGATGGCTTGCCATATAGATCCCTCTAATATTTCTTGTATATCTGTTAACATCATGCAGTTATTTTACCCCTTACACCAGTTGCTATATAAATCTGGTTTCTTATATGCCATAGTATTATTCCGGCTGTTCTTTTATCACCTTTGAATTGATCATAAGTTGGTTTCCATAATGGCCTAGCTTGTATACCTCTTAAATCACTTCCATTTTCTAATATCCTTGCTACTGTTGATAAAGATAGTAAACCATTTGCAGTTCTTGCATAAGGTGTTAAACCAACAAACCAACTTCCTTGAGCAGTTCTCCAAGCTTTGATATTCCTAAAATAAGCTCCACTTTTAAAATAGAAGCTTGCTGAGGTTAAGCCATAACCCCCAGAACTGAAGGCCTTGTTCTTTGCATACTTTTCACTATATGCAGGCCAAGTAGTTCCAGGGGGACCCCCATGTATTATGTTGTGTCTTACTAAGGCTTTTAGTTTATAAGCAGCTGATCTTTGTCCTAATTCATTACCAGCTGTTATTAATGCCGGTAGTGAATGCAGTAATTGAGAAGCTTTAGCCCAGTCACCAAATAACTCTACTTCTGGTACTACTACTCCCGATGTATTATAACCAGCTCTTGCCATTATGTACCAGTCATTTTTTCCTCTCTCTTGAGAATTATGAAGTGTAATATTGGTGTCCCTTTAGCTTGGGCTATTTGGGACTCACCAGAAGGTTTGTATGTTATATCCCTTATAACAAACATATCTCTACCTTGATTGAATTTGAATTTACCGAAACTATCTAAGTAACCTAATCCATCTAGGTAGTTATTATTGAAATAAACTATAATGCTTTCTTTGTCAATCTCACCAGTGGTTGTTGGTTTATTGATAGGCCAATTCCTGAAGTAGTTATATTGAACCAATCCTCTTAATGGTATATCCTCAGTCACTTCACCACCATCCTCTCCAAAGCGATCATATTTATTGATAATGCTTTTCCAGTGAATTACTTCTTGAAAAGCATCCTCATGAAATTCATTTATGATATCTATGTACCCTTGCCAATCTAAATCACTTAAAAAACTCATGGTTTATTTTTTAAAAGGTGAAGTCTCCCGACCAGATATGTATAGTTTGTTCAACCATATTACCTAAAGAAGTTGAGTAATATGACCAGGTAACTGGTGATGTTGATACCTTGAAAGGTATAGGTGAGTGCTTTAGCTGTCCACACATTGGCAGGTATATCATATTCCTTTGGGCTATCTGACATACTGAATCCTTTAACATATTGATAATACCAGTAGAGCTACTGGCTTTGGAATATGCAGAACTTACTTCCTCTAAACCTTCAGCATCATTATACCATTCAACTCTCGTTGGGCCTGTTTCAATGGATTTTACACTCCTTGCTGAAGTTGATCCACCACTTGATACAGAAGACAGCGTAGACATGAATGCAGCGGCTTCTTGTATTAGTATATCATAAGCAACCAGTTGAGCTATGAGAATATTCACTAGAGCCGGCCATTTTGACTCATTGTGTATATCATTTGGATCAACTAATGGATTTTCAACTAATGGTTGTAGATATATTTGCCAGTTTTGAATGGTGGCTAATATCTCAGTCTTTGATGCTGTAGTTAGAGTAGATGGTAAGTAGTACTGTACTAAATTGAATATTGGTAAACTTAACATGTTATTGGTGCTAACACCAACTCCAATATTCATTTCTATAGTATCTGCTTCAATCCCATTAGTTACCGTTAACTTCACTAAAAAAAACCCCTCGCTACCATAAGTTTTTGCAGGAGGGGCTTTTAGAGTTGAGGTTGTACCATCCCCAAATGACCAGGCATAAGTTGAGTTCTGATCTGTGTTAAAGGATAAATTACTAAATGTTACTGTTAGACCATTTCTACTAAAACCAAAATTGGCTATTGGAGTAGACATGTTTTAGTTTTTAAAGTGATAATACTTCCTCGATAAGCTCGGCTTTCGTCATAGAGTTTAATTCCTCTTCTGAGTATTCAGATTTTAGTTCCAGAGCTTTTGCAACTAGATCAGCTTTTTTGTAAGCTTTTAAAACTTCTGCTGTTAGTTCTTCATCTTCTTTGTCAAGGGTGTCGTTCTTGTCAGTTAGGACCAAGTGTCCTCCCTGTAGTGCTTTTACAGTTCTTTTTCCGAATCTGTAATTTGAAGGTAATTCTTTAACTTCTCCGGTGATTACTTTGAATGAAAGTGTAGGATCATAAAAGATTGTGGCTTTCTCGCCCAATTTTACAAATTTTGCCATTTTGTTTTGATTTAATGTTAATAAAAAAAGCCTGTAGTTTTTTAAGCTTACAGGCTTTTACGAATATATAGAATGAAAAGTAGTTCCTTAATGGTTACTCAATTGCTACATTAGCAAATTGATCAGGATCCATATAGGATGGGAATCCATTTGAAGCAAATGTGATCTTCTCATCTAAAAGGAGAGAAGCATCTCTAAATAGTTTTCCGAATCCGGTTGTCAATGAAGCATAGAATGCCAATGTTTGATTTGAAACGATTTTCTCTGACTCAATGTTCAATGGTATTACATTGAATTTAACCAAAGCATATCGCTTATCAATCATCAGTTCTTCTCCTTCTGGAATGTTCCCATGAATGTAGTAATCAGCACTGTTAGGTACCGGAGTCTTCAAATTCATAGTAGCTTCTGTAGTTCCTGAAGTTCTGATTTTGAATTCGTCCAAATCCAGTGTATCCAGAGCTGAAGCCTCACTTCCAACAATAGTTGTAAAGGCTCTGCCCATTCTAGCTCCTCTAACCCATGGTCTAAGGAAGTCGGCATATACTTTACTATTTGCGGTAGTAACACCAATTACCGGGCAGCTTTCTGAACCATCAGCTTGATCACCATTGATCAGGCAATCAATTGCTAAGGTATCCAATGCCTGTCCAAGTTTTACCCCGAAGTCCTGCATAAAAATTGATACCACATCAATTGATACGAACTGAAGCACTTCGTAAGGGATTTTGATACCACGGCCAATTTTAAAAACTTCCAATGATTTTTGACCATAGGAAATGGTTCCGGTTGCAATAGTCTCAGCTTCACCAACTTTTCTTGGAGTAGCATCTGACATATTGATATAAGGCATGGTAACCTTCAACTGGGTAACTGATTGCTCAGAAGAAGTGATATTCGGCCAAAGCGGTGCTTCTCTTAAACCAGCACGGATTGCTGATCTGATAATCTCCGGTACTAACCACCTTACATCGTTGCCACCTGGTACAGTGAAAATCGCTTTAATGGTATCAATTGTTGGGTCGATTCCTAAGTCGGCATATAACTCATCAAGAGAGATACCATACTTTGTTTCAACCACCTCAGATAAGTTAATATCCTGAGGATTTTCTTTGTCTGATCTAAGCTTCTCAGCTAGACTAACCAGTGATTCTATCTGGCCTCTATACTTAGATTTTTCGAATTTTCCTAAATCCATTTTATTTCTTTATTTTAAAGGTTATTTTAAAGCGACTCTAATCATCTCATCCTCTCCTGTGGCATTGTCCAATGCCCAACCAACACAGTCTGGTGTTGCTGTTTGGTCTACTGTAGCAGCTACATAAGTTGCATACAATGGATCAGCTCCAGCAGCCCCTATTTGAACAGGTCCTGCATCCAATGCTCCAGCTGATTGAGCCCATACAATTGTAAAAGCTTTGATACCAACTGTTACAAGTTCACCGGCTGCACCATCATGAATGGAGTAACCAATTACCAAATGTTCCAATTCACCAGCTACTGCGGGTGTTACCAAACCAGCAGTGGTTAATTTTACTGCTTGGCCCTTTTTAACGGTTACAGCTGATGCAACCTCAAATTCCTCGTGAATCTTGTGAGCTTCAATCTCCTTTAGAAAGATAGACTTGGTCACTTCACCGAATACTGTTAATGCCATAATTAAGTTTTTTTAAGTTTTAATGTTTATTTTCCTAAAGCAATAGATTGTTTTTTGTTTTTAGCTTTAAGCTCATCCAATACTGCCACGTTGGATTTAACCTTAGTGGTTTCTTTTTCGTCCTCACCAGATTTAAAAGCAGATGCTTTTGAAACGTTGGTTGAGTTGCAATCCTGACAAGTGTCTGGGAATAGTTTCTCAGCTTCACTCTTATATTCTTCTAACAAAGAAGAGGCTAATGTAAAGTCGGCATTTGTGATGTTATCTAAAATGCTTTGTTTTTGATCGCCTTCTTTTTTGATTAGTTTATAGAATCTTTCGGCTTCTGATCGAACATTTGAAAGGGCTGTTACACCTAGTTCTGTCATTAACTTATTTGACTCTATGGTTCCGTTCAACCTAACCACTTCTGCATCCTTATCGGCCAGAGAAGTTTTTAGATTGCTGTTCTCAGTGGTCAGATTTGTTACTAAGTCCAGTTGTTCTTGAAACTTAGTTTGAATCAGGCCAGCGAAATTTTCCTCAGTTACGTCTTCCCCTAAGTCGAAATTAGTGAAGCCTTTTAAAAATTCTTTGAAGTCCATACTGTCTGTTTTATTATTAGTATCTTTAATATTAATGTTCTTAGGTATTGTAGTATCTTCTGACAATGACAAACCTAATGTTTTGTAATCAAAGTTTAAATGATCCTTACCGTTATCAGCAGAGAATGTCATATTCCTTACTGCATATTCCGGATTAACTATTTGACCTGATTGATCTACCTTTTGAGCGAATGGATCAGCACCGTGTCCAACCAAAGAGGTTTCAGTGTATTGTAATATATCACTTACTACTACCCTTATCAATTCACCATCTGCCCCTTTCTCTCCGAGCTTATTGAAGAACTCATCATCATTTTCAAAGCTATGTGATTTCTCCCACTTGAATCTTACACTAACTGAGTTAGAATGTATGCTTGGTGGGTCCATCATAATACCCCTGGCTATTCTTGGGTTTGATTTACCGTCAATCTTCATCAAGCCATTAATTCCACCGGGTATTACTTTACCATCAGCTGTTGAGTATGAGTTCTGCCATTTTACCTCCTTGACAGCACCAATGGCGTTGCCTAGTGCAGTTTCGTGGTCTATATTAATAGTTTGGCCAACTAGCATATTCATTGACTTCTTTAGTACTCCTTTTTTGGAGAAGTCTATTGGTCTGCCATGCTTTGATAGAATGGTTTCTGACAGCAACCTGAATACCGGATAAATGAAATCGCCATCCTTTGGGTTTAAATCATCAGCTGTAACCTCGGGATAGTAAGTACTATAATTGGGAGCGGCTGTATCAAATAAGCCGAGGTTGACTGTATCTTGTTTTTCGATACTCAACTTCTCAGCTATTTGGTCCATGCTAAGCTTCTCTGGTTTATTACCTAATATTAAGGCATGTCCTGAGTTAAGCGTGATGGTACCGGTTTTGTCTTTTAAGTTTAAAAACATATTATCGCTTTTTAGTGTCTGTGTCTTTTCTCTTTGGTTGAGACTTAGAGGTGTCTCTGCTTTTCCTTGCAGATTGGTTCTTAGTAGCTTTATCTACTTCTGCTTGTGGTTGTTGGTTACCAGATTGTTGTTCAAATGGTACTTCTGGTTCCTGTGAAGCTGGTTTTTCATAACCCATTTCATCAGCATAAGTTTCCTGGTCTATTACACCATCAACCCTTAAAGCATGGGCTACTCTTTGTTTTATTTCTCTTGACTGTTGTATCTTAAGGTCATCTGTAATGGTTGAAGGTTTAAATTCAACCTTTATTGATTTGAAACTGTAACCAGCCATGATCAATTCCAGCTTATACCCATACTCTAAATTAGAGGCTAGTATTGCTTGAACACTTTTTAATTGGGATAACATCTTGGTAAATACTATACCCATGTTAGTTTCTGTACCACCTTGTTTTTGTCCTAAGAAGGCCGGTGATGTTTTTAAACCATTGGCTATTTGTACTTCATTATTATTATATATCTCACTAACACCTCCAAGATTTTTGGTAGTCGAGTTAAAGGAAAACTCATGATCACCTTCAAAACCAACCACTACTCCCTCCATGAATCCTGCTTGCACATTCTTCTTAGTTTCGGTAAGGAGGGAGTTTAATCTATTTATATAAGCCCCAACTGGTTCATTTGCATTCTGATCAGGTTTAGCTACCTTAGTTTCAAGATAACCCAATAAACCAAGTTGCTTAAGAATGTGGTTTATATTTCTCTTCATATCACTCTGGGTCTCCAGAGATGATAGTGCGGTTAAGAATGGTGGTACTCCGTATGGTTCATCTACATCGGTAAGGAGTCCAACATATTTATAAGTAAGCTCATTTAATTTGACATACTCCTTAGTCATTAAGCCAGTTATCTTTTGGTGTGGCTCATACTTGTTTGTTTTCTTATTGAATTTAAACCTGATGTCTTCTGGGTTTACTAGAGCATTAACCTCTATTCCACTTAGGTCTTTCTTAGGAATCCACTCATTAGATAAAGCACCAGATACCCATAATTGGGCTATCCACTTATTTATAATAGAGTCTATATTGGCTATACCAGATGCCCACTCTTTACTTACATTGTTGAGGTGCTTCTTCATCTTATCCACCTGATCAGGTGGAGTAGACTGGTCGAAGGATATTTTGTGACCGGTATTGGTTAACTGAATAAGGTCATTTAACACAGAACCAACGTCCTCATTTACCTTATACAGCTTTCTTATGGTTTCAATTGAGTCCATCACAAATGAAGGTGTGATGTAGTCAAAGTTACCCATTAAGTTATAGTTGTTAGCACCACCAGTAAAATCTGGTACTGATACCCTACCAGGAGGTAATACCGTGATATCATCCGTCTTCTTGAAAAGTGGTGGAGATTGCTTCGGTATTTGTTTGTCCCGTCTTATGTTTACTTCGTATCCAAAAATTTTCATATTATCGTGGTGCTATAATTACTGAAGGTTTTTTGCCTTTCCTGATATAATTGGTAATTGCCTTACCCATGATGGAGTCATCAGAGTATACTTGGTCATCTAATTCACTTTCTGCTCCGGTAGCTTTTTTGTTTTTACCCAGTGCTACTGGCCTGTTTGTTTCATCATATATAAATGTATAGGCTTCCTGTACAAAGAATGGATCTTTAATGATGACATTGTCGTTCCTGATATCTTCTTCTAACTGGTCTATAATAATAGGCCTGTTCTTAGAAGTAGTAAGCCAACCAGGTATATCTTCAACCTTTGGCTTTCTTTTACCCTTTTCCCTTAGTATACGGCTTGAATAATATAATTTTGGATAACCATTGCTTTGTAACTTACTTGTTA